TGATCTCGATACTGCGAAAGGTAATCGCCAGGACTTCGCAGGGTTTGATGAAATGAAATATGGAGAGGTTGATGGAGTGCGGGGAAAAGTAAGCAAGCCTAATCCAGGCACCATTGAATTGAGAGGGAAAGACTTGAGAGAAATCCGGGTTGAGATCGGTAAATATAACCAATGGACAAAGGGACTGGATGTGAAAATCCAAGTCCGGGGTTTTAGCACTCCATCAGGAACGGAGGGTGAGTTTATTCGTTCGCAGATTGTCCCCGAGTTGCTCCGTTATATTGAGGAGAACAAAGCGGAATTGCGCTATCAGGCAATTAGTGCTGTCCGGGAGCGCGTGCAAAAGGAAGTGGCTGAAAAGCGCGCACAACTTGAAAAGCTTTCACTCCTCATGGAGGGAGCTTTAAACTGCCTGTAGCCTGACAAACTATCCTCTCCTATTCACCGGGGAGGGTAGTAGTCAGTCTATCAACCAACAAAACAGAATATGATTATGAAAACTACATCGCCAAATATCACAGACTCGCAATCCCTCATCAGCGCAAGCTATGCTTCTTATCCAGGCGGCAATCGTCACGAGATTCCAGTTTACGACGATGGATACGGGCAACTGTTTATCCATCGGGATAGTATGGGCATCAGTGGCATCGTTCGCGCTCTATCCTGGGAGGATGCCTACAGCATTTGTGAGGATGAGTTTTTTCCTGCTGGTGACGACGACGCAAACGAGGAGATGGAGCGCATAGAGGAGATGGAGGATGGCGAGGAAAAGAACCATCTTCAGGCATGTTGGGATGAATCTTATGGATATCGCCCTAATAGTAAAATGATGCCGGATGGCACGCTTGCTTTCTTTTACTCTAAGGATTTGAATGGCGATATGCTGGATGAACTGACTTCCCAACTCATGAAAGACCTCAACATCGAACTGGAAATTGCTGAGGAGGAATAAAACCATTTTTAAACATCAAAACAAAATACAATTATGAATCAAAACGCTTCAGAATTTCTTAAAACGCTCCTCTTTGCATCCGTCCAGGATGACAGTCCTAAATGGTTAAAAGAGGCTACTGTCCACCAGTTCGCCCCCTCCTTTGTGGAGAAGGTGGAAAGCTTTATCGCTGGATTCGAAGAATACCTTGATTCCCAGGGATTTGATATGGACAGACTAGACAACCTGCAAAACTCCTTTGGTGGCAATGTCTACTTCTCTTTGATCGGGCACGGATGCGGGTTCTTTGATGAGTATGGCGATGAGGAGAAGACACTAGGCGATGAATTGCAAGCGCTCATTGATGCCTATTCAGGCAATCACTATCGCTTTGAAGGGTTAGGGGGCACCCTCTCTAAAACTGGCAAGTATATCAACCTCGCATTCAAGAAAGAATACGTTGCCGAGTATCTCGACAAATATTTCACTGTAACCAAATAGGAGGATTAGAGACTATGAAAGTAACCAAGCTGGCGACGTTCGTTTTCTAATCCCCTCCACAGTTCCCCATCATTCCCGTTTTGCCCTCACAAGCAATGCGGGAATTTTGCTATACAACCTAGTTATCTTATTGAGACAGTGCGCCAGGGAACACCCTGATCTCTTAACAAGATTATAATTAAAATCGATCCGGCCGAACCAACTTATACACAGGAGTCAATTTTCCTCCCGGCCTAAAAAGCTGGGAGGATTTTTACGTAAATTCTGTAATTTCTGAAATTACAGATTGAACTTGTTTAGAAAATAAATATAGACTGATTCAGCAAGTCGGGTAATTCTCATTACATGCGAAAGAAGATTATCAACGAAATTGCGAATGCCATACCACGGAAGCAGTGGCGCACCATGACACGACTTGAAGCATTAGAGAAGGCGCTGGAAGCGGCGAATAGAGCACTTATTGCTTACCGCAACAAAGATGAAACGTCACAATTGGACGCTCAATGGTGTGCGGCTATGACTAACCTAAAGGCCGCCAATGATGAGTATGATAGAACGCATCCGTATATACTCCGCGTAGAAAAAGATGGAACCATTACAAGGGAGTTTGTAAATCAAACCCTCGCGGAACTGGACGCCGTGAAGGAGAGAGAAAGCGAAGCTACGAAAGCCGCAAATTCTCTCTATGAAAGGCGTATGGAGGAAACATATAATAAACGATGTGGACAACCCGACACGGTGACGCTGCCGAGGGGGTTAATTGTAGCTACGATCTCTAAATTATCCTTGTCTGATCTCGCAAATACAGAATCAGGTGCATCTTTAATTCACCTATTAACCACCGCAGCCCTGCAACAACCAACGAAAGGATGAGAGATGAGTGAAGAAAACGAAACAACGACACTACAAAGAATGATAGAAGTTCATGATATTTTAATCATGAAGACTGTTTATAGTCGCAGAATTTGGCTTGTGACAGGATCACTTGTTGGCGGATATGATAGCGAAAGCTTGTTCCAATTGAGACCGCTTGATGAAGATGTGGGATCTGACGTTGACGGTAGAAAACACGAGTCGTTAGTTCCGATGGAGATACTTTGGACCTTATTGCACGCGGGGAATCTTGAAATTATTCACAGACCATGACAAACACACAAACCGACCAACTAACCCGCCTCAAAGCCTACCTCATGGAGAGGCTTGCGGAGTTTCACATAAGCTCATCGGTGAGCCTTATTGAATACAAAGATTCAGCGGTTGCATGGAGCGAAGATGGTAACGTGCTCACGCATTCAACCAAGAAGATGAACGAGGCAATCGCCAACGCCCGCACCCTCGCGCCAATCCTCCTCGCCAACACGTTGCGGGAGATTGAATGGCTGGAGAAGCGCATTAACCAAAATAAAATGGATATAGCCAGCGGCATACACTCTACTCTTGTGACATTACTAATTCTCCAGTCGGAAGAGATAGGAGACCGACTTAACGAAATCATGGAATCGTTCAAGTAGGTGCTGGGATGACACCGTCTTACAACAACACCGGGGGACCGGAAGAAAAGCAATTACAACAAAGTCAGAAAACCCAAACATCAACAAAACAGAATATGATTATCCTTGATATTGAAACCACAGGACTTGACCCTCGCCGCAACTGCATGCTTTCCCTGGGGGCAGTAGACTTCGCCACTGGCAAAGAGTTTTATGGGGAGTGCAGTGTTTACCCTGAATCCCTCTTCGATGATGTGGCTATGGAGATCAACGGCTTCAAGCGTGAAGACGTGTTGCCAGGCAGGAAACAGAGGGCAGATGATCTTTACTGGGAGTTCGTGAAGTGGACTATCCAGTTTGAAGGTCCGAAGATCCTGGGAGGGCACAATATTGGAAGTTTTGATTTCCTGTTCCTGCGTGAACTGCATAACCGGGCATGGTTCCCCAAGTGGTCTTTCGGGTTCCGCACTGTCGATCTTCACAGTGTCGCTTTCTCCGTGCTTCATGAGTCGTTGTCGCATTCGGATATCTGCCGCAGGCTGGGATTGCAACCCGAACCTAAACCCCACAACGCTCTTGAGGGTGCCAGGAGCGAGCGCAATGCGTTCATGGAGTTGTTTCGCATCCAGGCTGAGCATAAAGCAATGTGGGAATACATCGAATCTTTCAAGGCTTCATGCCCGGCCAACATGACGATTGAGGCCAAGGCAAACTTCATCATTGAGAACGGAAAAGTTACTCCTGGACATGAAATCCTGTTTACTCGCTTGACTAACTAAGCAAGCCCATCTAAAACCTTCATCACTATGGCTAAAAAACCTACATTGCCTGGACGCTACATCGGGCTGAACATCAAACGAGCACGGGCGGATGCTGGGATTACCCAGCTTGCCCTTGCCCACAAGCTAGGCTACACAGGAGAGGATGCAGGCGCATACGTCTCACGGGTAGAGGCAGGACAGCAGACACCACGGGTTGACACCCTCTCGCGCATCGCAAGTGCTCTCAACGTGTCTTTGGAAAGCCTGTTGCTCAAACCCAAAAAAGTGTAGCATTATGTCCCCATTTCTGGAGTCTAAAAAGGAAACCTACCGGGCACACCGTCTCGCTTCACAGGGGGCAGATATCACGCTTGTCGTGGGGATCAGTCACTACCTGGCACAGTTCGACTGCGCTGCCAAGATCGCAGCAGTGCTGGGGAAGGATGGTCTTGAGAGCTTGGTTGAAGGTCTCGATTACACCATCCCTTGTTACAGGATACCGATGGACAAGATGATAAGCGCTTGTCAGAAACTTTCTGCTCATCACAGCATTGCCTTGGTGGACTACTTCACCGATTTGATGCTGGGTGGCAGGTTCGTGGCAGTGTGGTGCATTGAGAAAACCGGGGCAGCATTGGCACAGGTTGAAGCATCAACAAACCTCGACGAATATTGAAACCATGAAGAGAATTTTAGTAGCCTGTGAATATTCAGGCAGAGTCAGAGACGCTTTTGCTCGTAGAGGGTGGGATGCGTGGTCCTGTGATCTTCTACCATCGGATGCCCCAGGGCAACACTTCCAAGGTGATGTGAGAGAGATGCTTAAACAGAAATGGGATATGATGATTGCTTTCCCGCCTTGCACTTACCTCTGTTCATCTGGTATGCACTGGACAACAAGAGGAATGCGTGATCCTCAACTTACGGAAGAAGCACTTGAGTTCGTAAACCTTCTGCTCAATGCCAACATCCATAAAATTGCTCTTGAGAACCCCGTAGGAGCAATCTCCACCCGGATACGCAAGCCGAATCAGATTATACAACCTTGGATGTTTGGGGAAGATGCTTCTAAGAACACTTGTCTTTGGCTGAAAGGTCTCCCAAAGCTTGAGATTACAAAAATCATCGCGCCTAAAGGGTGGAGCAAAGTTTCATACGCTGCGGATATGGTAGAATGTGAGTGTTGCGGTGAACCCTACTGCCCTGAACATGGAGATCACTATGCAGATTGCGGGTGTGTAGGACCAACCCAGGATGACGCAATTTACGCAGATAAAAACGGTGTTCAGTTCGCAACGTTGCTATCCCCTGCACCTAAGATGATTTGGGGCAACCAAACACCATCAGGGCAAAACAAACTTGGTCCATCAGAGGACCGTTGGAAAGAGAGAAGCGAAACATTTCTTGGTGTAGCTGAAGCTATGGCCGAGCAATGGGGAAGCTGGACAGCATCAACAAACCTCGACGAATATTAACCAACAATGTCTTCCCGATATTTCCAAGGTCTCTCTGTGCATGGTCCGGTCAAAGCGTCAGCAGCGCGGACGTTCCGGGAAGTCGTTGATACGTTCCGCATCTGCCCTACGCTGGGGATCACGAGAGCAGCGTTTCTGGCGATGGATAAGAAGCAGCGCAATGAGATCAAGCAGGTTCCATTCTTCGTCGCAGCGTGCTTTAAAACCTCTCCATCAAAGCGGGTATATGCGAATGCCACGACGTGCAATCTGATATTCATTGACATTGACGAAATGGCGGACGGCAGGTGCCCTGCTGCCCCGTTCGTGAGCAACCCCGATAGCCTCTACAGCGCTCTTGAAGGTTTCAACTTCGCAGCGCACACCACAGCATCGAGCACACCGGAAAAGCCTCGCATGAGGATTGTGATTGAAGCGAACAATCTTACCTTGTCGAGCTACCCCAAAGCAGTAGGAACCGTGGCAGCGATGCTGGGATTGCCGAAGCTCACCACGGAGAGCAAGGTAAGCGTGCAACCGATGTTCCTGCCTACGATGTTCAGCGATAGCGGGGACGACGATCACCCGTTGATTGCTCACCGGTTCGACGGCAAGGCTTTCAACTTCACCGACATTTCAGACAGTTTTTCCGCTGACTTTGAGACCGAGACAAAGGCACCGGTGGACATGGGATCAGATGCCCTGTTCTTCCTACGTGCTCCGGTTCCTGAGATCACCCTGGGTATCGCCAAGGAAGCGCTGTCTCACATCGACGCTGATTGCAGTTACTATGAATGGTTGGAGGTTGCCGCAGCACTCCGTCACCAGTTCTCACCTCACAAAGCTGAAGAGGCGTTCACGCTCTTTGATGAGTGGAGCAGCGAGGGGACCAAGTATGGCACCGATGAGGAGACACGCGCCAAGTGGGATTCCCTTCGCCCTACTCCCGTAGGCCGGGTGCCTGTTACAATCCGTTCCCTGCTGCGCCAAGCTGTTGCCGGTGGATGGGATGACAAGCGGGTAAAGGAAACCTGCTTCAACAAACTGGTGAACTGGATGGAGGAAGTAGGCACCATCACCGAACTCATGGAGAAGGGGGTTCAGAAGATCCTTGCTACCCCGCTGCTCTCCGCAGTGCAGGAGGACGTGCTGGTGCATCAGCTTTGCACTCACGCCAAGAAACGCTTTGCTTACACCATCTCAGCAACGGCAATTCGCAAGGACATTGCCAGGGTGAAGACTGAGATCAAGTCCCAGGAGAAACCCGCTGAGAAGATGCGGGAACCTCTTTGGGCAAAAGGTGTTTGCTACATCTCAGCAGCGCAGGAGTTCTACCGTCACCGCACCGGGGAGAAATACAAACCTGAGTCTCTGAATGCAACTTATTCCCGGTGGCTGCTGCCCACGGAGGACGCTTTAAAGGAAGCGGGGATACCAGTGACGCCCGCCACCCTCTCCAAACCGATTGTCGCGCCTGCTGATTACGCTCTCAACCACCTCAAAATTGCTGCCGTCTATGATTACGCTTATGATCCTTCTCAACCTACAGATATGTTTTTCATCAATCGGGGTCGGAAGTATGTTAACACCTACTCCCCCACCTATCCCGAGCTTGACGTTAAGAACGCTGAAGCGGCAGGCGCTCTTTTCCAGCGTCATCTATCCTCCCTCATCGCAGAGCCAGAATATCGTAAAGTGCTCACAGATTTTCTTGCCTTCATGGTGCAGTTCCCAGGACGTAAAATCAGATGGGCAGTTCTCATCCAAAGCGTGGAGGGTGCAGGCAAGACGTTCATCGCGGAAGTGATGAAAGCAGTGCTTGGCAATGAGCATGTCAAGACCATTGACGGCACCGCTATCAAGAGCGGATGGAATGATTGGGCATTCGGACACCAGCTTGTAGTGTTGGAGGAGGTGCGGGTTACAGGGACAAACCGGCATGAGATTATGAATGCTCTGAAACCCCTCATCACCAACGATGACATTTCGCTCAACGAGCGCTTCAGGAATAACCGGCAAACTCCTAACATCAGCAACTACATGATGTTCAGTAACCACCATGATGCCCTTGCTATAACTCCGGGAGATCGCCGGTATTTTGTCATCAAGTCACCACTCCAGCACAAGAGTCAGGTGCTTGCTCTTGGTGAAAACTATTTTCCTCCTCTGTATGCAATGCTCCGCAATCAACCTGGTGCTATGAGGTCGTGGCTTGCTGACTGGGAGATTTCATCTGAGTTTCGTGCTGACGGACATGCACCACGAACCAAGTATGTTCAAGACCTTATCAACGATACCGCAGGAGACCTCACCGCTGCTATCCGCAGGCTCCTCACCGAGGGCGATTACCCTCTGATCCAGTATGATATTGTCAGTGCCAAGACTTTACAGGACGTGCTACATATCGAAGAAGGGTTGACCCGTGCCACAGCACAGAACATTGCACAGGTATTAAGGGAAGAAGGATTCTGCCAACTGGGGAGACATTTGTTTGGAACTGAGCGGCATTATCTTTGGGCGCGTAGTGGTGTTAATGAACACACTGCGGCAGACTTGGCAGCAGACAGGTTTAAAAGAAATCTGAAAAATCTCTGCATGGATTTGATTTTTTAGCTTGACGGAAGTGACAAGACAGATATTCTCCACACCATGATTATTATTCTCATCCTCGCTATCATCGTGATGGTCCAGGTAACAGTGCATCAAATTGTTATGTGGATCATTGAAAGGCGTAAGCAGCGTGCCGAGAAAAACAATGCTCGCGCAGAAGCAAGCACTAAAGTCGGACGCAAGCTCACAGTGTGCTATCTTGAAAACATTAACCGCTAAACTTATGACTGCTCAAATCTCAGATCGCATCTATCTTGCTATTGCAATCATATTGCAATTAGTTTTCTTCACTGCCGTTTTCCTCCGCATCTGGAAACTGCACCGGCTTGAGAAATCTACTGCACGCGGCACCGAGTTTATGAAAGGTCGTCGTGAATTTATCAAATCACTTGTTGACGAATCCAGCAAGTAAGTCATTATCAAAATCCTCAACTCAAAATAAATAACATGTCTAAACTCATATCATTCCACGGTGATCCCGCCATTAAGCAGAAATTCGTTTCACGCCTTGAAGATCATCGGAGGCTTGAACGTTTGATTCAAGGAACCGGCTGGCGAGGTGGTGAACCCCCTAAGGGTTGTGCAGTCGGTTGCACTTTAAACAAGTATGACCACAAAGCTTACGAAGTTGAACTAGGCTTGCCTGAATGGTTAGCTAAACTGGAAGATAAATTATTTGAAGCGCTTCCAAAATGTGAAGCTGAACAGTTTGCCATTGACTTTCTGAACGTAATTCCCGTAGGAGTAAATGTGGATTGCGTCCGTCATCAACTTGCGATCCTTCGTCAAGAACTTGCTCTCGATCGTTTGAAAGATTATAAAGAACCTTACGCCGTTGAGTGCAGGAATGCAATCCAGCTTGTTATTGCTTACCACAATCGTGCCTTAAAAGGAACTGATTCAGAGTCCGCCGCATGGTCCGCACGGTCCGCACGGTCCGCCGCATGGTCCGCCGCAGAGTCCGCCGCAGAGTCCGCAGAGTCCGCCGCATGGTCCGCAGAGTCCGCCGCATGGTCCGCCGCATGGTCCGCACGGTCCGCCGCATGGTCCGCCGCAGAGTCCGCAGAGTCCGCCGCATGGTCCGCCGCATGGTCCGCATGGTCCGCCGCATGGTCCGCACGGTCCGCACACTATAAATGGGAAACTGCTACACTACTTAAATTTCTTTCTGAGTGTAAATAAAATCCTCAACTCAAAATAAAAAATATGGCCAATCCAGCACCATCATTGAAAGCCCTTGCCGAGAGCAAGACAGCAGGCATCAACAAGGCAACCAGTTTCAGGGTCAATCCGAACCTGATTCATTTTGAAGAATGGTTTAACCTTCGTTTGGAGGGTGAAGAACTTGATGCCCACATTGAGCGTCTCTTTCTCGCTATGAAGGCAGGAGCGTTTATCCCTCCGGTTGACGTGAGCATCGTTGAAGGCAAGATCATTGCCCGCGATGGTCACTGCCGGACCCGCGCTGCCCGTCGTCTCCTGGAGGAGATGCCGGAATACACTCTGGAGTGTCGCCAGCTTCGCGGCAATGAGTCAGATGCAGTGCTTCATATGCTCGGGACCGGGGGCGGCAGCAAACCTCTCTCACCTCTTGAGCAGGGAAAAGGTTTCCTCCGTCTCATCAATATGGGATTGAAGTCTTCTGAGATCGCAGCCAAGCTTGGCGTGAGTCGCGCCACCATAGACAATGGACTGGTGCTTGCAGAGTCCCCGGTTGACGTGCAGCAGATGATTGCCAAAGGGGAAGTCTCTGCCACCACAGCACGCGCAGCAGTGAAGCAAGGCAGCAAAGGTGTTGCCGCCCTCAAAGACGCCGTGGAGAAGTCCAGGAGCGCACCAGTGAAGAAGAAAGTCACGGCAAAGAAGCTGAAGGGCACGGATGCTGAGAAACCGAAAAAGGTGGAGGTTGACCCCGTTTACAGCAACCTCATCAACATCACGTTTGACCGGGCGCAGATCGAAGCGGTAGGCAAGTTCCTCCGCGATGATTGCGACCCTACGGATGACGTGTTGCAGGGTGTTGCTGCTACCATCGAACGTGCTTTTGCCTAGTTCTCAGACATGGGGCGAAGGCGTAGCTTCCTCCGCTCAAGTCTGATAACCTCAGAGTAAACAAAAACCAAACTACAAAAGACCCATGAATAAAAATATTGTTCTCGCCCTCGCAGCCGCAGCAAGTTCTCTTTCCGCCGCAGCGATGGCAGTTGCCCAGGATCTCAGCAGCACGGATACCGGAAGCTGCGGTCAGACTCCCGAACCTACCAAGGAAACCAGCACTGAAGCTGTCGAGGAGGAAAAACCGAAGCAGCGTCGTGGTCGTCCTGCTGCCGAGGAGAAGCCTGCTCATGAGAAGGACGAATCCAAAGCTTCCGGCAAAACGTATGACGACATGCGTGCTGTCATCAAGCCTCTTGTCGATGAGGCACGCGGTGAGGAAGTGAAAAAGGTGATCGCCAAATACGCCACCTCCTTGAAGGAGATGGACCCGAAGGACTACCCTGCCTTCGAGAAGGATATTGCCGCTCTCACCTACTAAGCCACACCATGCGGGGTAAGCGTAACACCTTGCCCCGCATATCACCTCTCCAGTTTGTATGATCGACTTTTCAAAGCAGAAGAATAAGAAGCAGAGACGGATTGACTTGAATCCTTCTTCCGCTGATCGCTGGACTACTTGCACGGCAAGTCCGCAGTTCATATATGACAACTGGGATAAGGTTCCTGCTGACACCGACACCATTTACAACAGAGAAGGCACGACAGCGCATGAAGTGGGTGCTGCATTTCTCCAGGACCGTGAACCAAACGAAAAAGATTCTTACTGCTGCCCGGTGCCCATCAATGCCGAGATGCGTTGGCATGGATGGAACTACATGGAGTATGTCCGGGGTCTCCGCACACCTGAGTGCAAGGGTATTCTCGTAGAACAGAAACTGCCTCTCTGGTATATGCCGGAGCGCAACGCTATTGTGGATGCTGCCGTTATCAACGTAGATTCACTCCACGTCATCGACTTTAAATATGGAGCAGGTATCATCGTTTCAACTGAGCGCAACCTGCAAGCATGCATCTACGCAAAGAGCATTGTCAAAGCGCTCTCTTTAGAACTGAGTCCGGACTTCCCTGTATTCCTCCATATCTATCAACCCCGTGGACGTGCTGCCGAGGATAGTCCTTCGCACACCTGGGAAACAACCTATGGTGAGATTGAAACGTTAGCGTCAGGCATCCAAGGTGCCGCAGATTACATTCAGCACGGGAGTCTTTTCCCTGATCGTGATATTGTTTTCAAGCCTTCAGAGAAAGCTTGCCAGTGGTGCCCCGCTAAGGGTTTCTGCACTGCCCGTCATGGCGAACTGACAAAGGATTTGGAGATGCTTTCTACGGTAGAGGATAAGCCTCTGATCCTGCCAAAGACTGAAGCAATCACCTTGCCACAGCTTGCCGCTATTGTGAAGCACGGAGATGCTATTGTGAAGTGGATCAACGATGCCAAAGCTTACGCACTGACTCACATGAAAGCAGGCGGCAGCATACCAGGTTTCAAGCTTGTAACCTCCCGTGGTGGCAACCGCTACTGGAGAGACCCGGTGAAGGCAGGTAAAATGCTCATCAAGGAAACGCTGCTGCGTGAAGATGAAGTGTTTGAGAAAAAGCTCATTGGTCCTGCCGCAGTAGAGAAAATGCTGGGTAAAAACAAGATGCCTGTGAGCGTCTCAAACCTCATCGACAAACCCCCAGGTCAACCGGTGATCGCCCCGGAAGACGATAAGCGTGAATCCTGTTTGCTCAACGGGAGCAGCGAGTTTGAAGTGTTGGATGACTCCCCTTTTATGGGAGGTATCAAAGAAGAATATAAGGAACCTTCTTCTTACAACCTAGACGAATTTTAATTTTTCAGTAAAACAAAACCCCAAAACATACTAAGTATATGGCCACCGATAAAGACCCCGCAGTAATCAAGCTTGCCAACGTTCGCTTGAGTTTTCCCCATCTGTTCACCGCTCATGCGATGGAAGAAGGACAAGAGGCAAAGTATTCCGCAGCGTTCATCATGGACAACCAGCAGCATAGCAAGTTGCTGGATCAGATCGAAGCAACCATTGACCGGCTTGCCCTGGATTTCTGGAAGAAGAAGACCAACTTTAAATCCTGTCTCCGTGATGGCAATGACAAAGCTGACATGGATGGATATGGAGATGGTGTCATGTTCATCACCGCAAGCCGGAAGACCCGTCCTGCCGTCGTGGATCGTCAGGTGAACCCCGTCACCGAAGATGACGGTGTGATCTATGCCGGTTGCTACGTCAACGCCACCATTCGCCTGTGGGTGCAAGACAACAAGTTTGGCAAACGTGTCAACGCTGAACTCCGTGCCGTTCAGTTCGTCAAAGATGGTGAGTCGTTCGGTGCCGGTCCTGTGAATGCTGAAGATGAGTTCGGCACAATCGAGGATGAGGATGGCGCAGACAAGGCACCTGCCAAGCAGCGCAGCCGCAAACCCACCACCAACGTTGACGATTATTAAGCGTCGCAGTTAAACCTTAACACCTCCATACGAATGCCCCAGCACCTTCACCTCGATTTTGAAACTTTTTCTGAAATTGATTTGAAGGATGTTGGGGCATATCGTTATGCCTTTGACCCATCGACAGAGATCCTCTGTGCTGCGATGGCACTTGATAAGGAAACCCCGGAAGTGTGGTTCGCTGAGCCCTCATTGAGTTCGATGTTCGATCCCTACTGGGACGCCTTGGAAGATCCCGAGGTGCTGATTTACTGTCACAACGCCATGTTTGAAATGGCTATTTGTCAGGCACTGCTTTACAAAACATGGGGCATCAGGTGTCCCAACCTTTCCCGGTTCCGCTGCACGCTTTCTCTCGCCCGCCGTGCTGCACTTCCTGGGAAACTGGAGATGCTGGCAATAGCGCTGGGTCTCACCAATCAGAAGGATAAAAAAGGGAAGTCTCTGATTAACAAATTTTCAGTAATGCAGAAGGGTAAGAAACCTTCCAAGAAAAACCCCGAAGGCACTGAGCCTTACCGCATTCGTCCGCAAGATGATCCTGTAGCGTTTGCAGAGTTCATGGATTATTGTCGCCAAGACGTAATTGTAGAGCAGGAGATTGCCGAGAAGCTTGCCTACTTTGATGATCCAATCAACAACGCCAACTATTCCCTTGATGCACGTATCAATGCTCGCGGTGTCACAGTGAACCTGCAAGGTCTGGAGAATGCACAGAAGATCGTTGAAGAGGAAACCGAACTGGTGTCCGCACGGTTCCGCGAGTTGACCGGGTTTGAGGTCACGCAAAACGCGAGGCTGCTGGAGTGGTGTAGAGAGCGAAGTCACGGTTGCTTTGATAACCTCCAAGCTGAAACCATCTCCACATTTTTAGAGGAGTGCGGTAATGCCGATGAAGTAGACGACGCGGTAAAAGCGCTGCGGATGAAACAGAGCATTGCTTATGCCTCGATTAAGAAGATTCCCACAATGATCGAGTGTGCTGGACCGCATGACAACCGCATCCGTGGAATGCTCAACCACCACGGAGCAACAACGGGACGCTGGACAAATAGCCTGGTGCAGTTCCAGAACATGAAGCGTCCCACCATCAAGGACTTCGGAGGTGAAGGCACCAGTGAGGAAGCATACCGTGATATTTGCCAAGGTATTAGCAGGGATATGTTGGAGTGCTGCTACGGTCCACCGTTGGAAGTCATCAGTTCATGCGTCCGACATTTTGTGCATGATAGTGTTCCCACTGAAGCATCGTTCCTCGATGCTGATTACGCCGCTATTGAAGCACGTATCGTGAACTGGTTGGCCGGGCAGGAGGATGCCTTGGAGGAATACCGTGAGGGTATGGACCGTTACAAGGTTATGGCCAGTGTCATTTATGGCATTGACGTTGCTGACGTGAACAAGTTCCCTCAGCGCTTCCTTGGCAAGACTGCGATCTTGGGATGTGGATTCGGGATGGGTCCGGCTAAGTTCTATGACTCCTGTAAAAAGATGGGATATGAACTTCCCCCCGGTCTCGGAGAGGCTGCTATTGAAGCTTTCCGCTTACGTCACCCCAAAGTAAAACAGTATTGGTATGACGTGGAGAAAGCGGCAAAGCGTGCTATCCTTAACAAGGGGCAGATGATTGAACTGCGAAACGTTGCTTTCCTCCATGCCGATGTTGCAGGCACACCATTCCTGCTCATCCGCCTGCCTTCAGGTCGGAAGCTGGCATATCCCCGCCCTGATATCAGCAGCAACCGTATCACCTTCTACGGTCACATCCAGGGTGTTCAGTGGGGCAGGGTTGAGACCTACGGTGGAAAGCTTGTCGAGAACATCACGCAAGCAGTTGCCGCCGATCTCATGGCCAACGGTGCGCAGAAAGCAGAGAAGGCAGGCTATCAGATTGCCACTTTAATCCACGATCAGGCACTAGCTTATTTCCAAGAAGGGCAGACTGTGGAAGAGTTTGTTTCGCTACTCACCGACCTGCCTAAATGGGCAGCAGGATTGCCTCTTGAGGCAGAGGGTGGCTTAGTTCCATTTTACAAGAAAGACTGATTTATGGATGATATATTACCCCCAATATGCTTAAAGTGTGGAAGAAGGCATGAACCGGAGCATCCCTTGGGATATTGCGGAGGGGAAGAACCTACATGCGCACAGTGTGGGAAACCTGTTTCTGATAAAGCTCAAACTATAGAGGGTTACTACTGTTCTTGTATCTTCCGTAATATTGGAAAACAAATTATGAACTCCGACCCTAAGAAGATCACCGGAGAACTCAAACCACAACTTCAGCTTGTCCCCCAAGCGTTTCTTGTTGAGGTGGCACTTGCTCTGAAGTGGGGGCAAACTAAACATGGACCTTGGAACTGGAGAGACAACCAAGTGGAGATTATGACCTATCTTGCTGCCGCACTTCGCCACATCGGACAGGTGATTGAGCGTGAGGATCAAGACGATAGAGACTCTGAGAGTGGCGCACACCATCTCGGTTGTGCTGCTGCTGGTCTTGGTATCGTCCTCGACGCTCTGAAGCAGGGAACACTTATTGACAACCGGCCAAAATCAAACCTAAACAACCATGAGCGGAGAAAACCACATCCCGATGGAACGTGCCAAGTCTCTCCTTGAAATCCACAAAGGGAGGTGCTCTGTCCGCGAAGCAACACCTCTAGGCCAGGCATTCCGTGAGATGGAAGCAGCCGGTGAAGTGGAGATCACCCCCACCTATAGCATGGTTGGTTACATCCACATTGCCACCAAAGCATTTTTAGCGGAGGAGAAGGAGCAGCATGAGTAACAACGATCCCCTGGAAAAAGTAATTGAGCAGAAGGTTTGCGACTACGCAAAACAGCTTGGTTGCCTTGCCTACAAATTCACTTCTCCTGCACGTCGCAGTGTCCCGGATCGCATGTTCATAATGCCAGAAGGTAAGGGGGTATTCTTCATCGAGTTTAAGAGGAAGGGTAAGGTGCCGAGTCCTGCGCAGGAAGTGGAGATCCACAAAATTAAGAAGCAAGGAGTGCAGTGTTTTGTCTGTGACTCTGTGGACCTTGGAAAATTTGTTGTGGATAATATGCTGAAGTGGGGGTTTCAAACACCTGTCTCAAGTTTAAATCTCGATCATTATTAAAAAGTCTCTTGACTGTTTCAACAAGGCACCCTTTGTCTGTAGATATGATACCTACTTCTTTCCCTCAGGCTAACGTGAGCTTTGTTGCTCCAGCAGAACTTGATGAATCCCAGTGCGGCAGTATCGCTGGGTATAAAGGCACTATCAGTTACGGCAATATGGATGGGCAGCCTATCATGGTTGTCGCGTGGCAACCTACACAAGATGAACGTGAGCAGCTTGCGCAAGGAGCTTCTGTATTCTTGACGTTTTGTGGTGGAGTTCCCCCTCACTATGTAACTACTGAGTTCCCTAACGTATGAAATTCACCCCAGTCGAACCGCAGTTACTCATTGACCAACATTTGCAGGAGTGCACAGATGCTCTGCTCTTTGTGGGGATGGGGATAGGCAAGAGCGCTGCCTGCTTATACCGGCTCAACGAGATGTTCCAGGATGGAGATGCAACTGCTGCCCTGATCGTTGCACCGATGCGTGTTGCAAACCTCACCTGGCCTATGGAGGTGCAGGGGTGGGAGCAGTTTCGCTGGATGAAGGTTGCCAATCTCCGGGAAGAACGTGGGCAGCGTGCCTTCCTCAATGGGACTGCCCATATTTACGTCATCAATTACGAAGCACTCCCGAACCTGGTAAAACTGGTTGAACGTCGTGGTGGCACCATCCCTTACGATGTAGCAGTGTTTGATGAGGTGACACGCGCCAAGAATCCCAGCAGTAAGCGTGTCAACCTCTACCGGCGCAAGGTGCCACGGGCAGCACGGCAATGGGCACTCACTGGCACACCGATGCCTAACTCATGGCTTGACCTATTTGCCCAGGTGCGTCTTGTGGACAATGGGGAAAGACTGGGAAATAACTTCCTCCAGTTCAAGCGGCAATACTTCTACGGATCGGAGCAATCGTTTCAACCGTGGAAGGAGAAGCAGGGAACCTCCGAAATGATCGAGCACAAAATCTCTGATATCACTCTCACACTCAAGTCATCTGATTGGCTCAACATCCCTGATACGGTTTTTGAGGATGTGGAAATCGAGTTCACACCTGAGTTACGCCACCGGTATGAAAAGCTGGAGGAGGAACTGGTAGTAGAACTCAAACAGGATCACACCCTCAACGTCGCCAACGCTGCTGCCCTTGTCACCAAGTTGCTGCAATTCACCTCCGGTCATATCTACGATGAGAATAAGATCGCTCACCCGGTCCATAACCTGAAGTTCGATGCACTGAAGAAACTGGCGAAGAAGGAAAAGCAGCCTCTGTTTGTTGCCTGCATCTTCCAACATGAACAGCACTCCATCAGAAAACAGTTTCCGCAGGCACACTTTTTCTCAGATGCCAAGAGCATCAAGGCACAGGAGAAAGTGATTGCCGACTGGAATGCCGGGAAGATTGAAATGCTTGTTGCTCACCCGGCGAGCGTAGGGCACGGGTTGAACCTTCAGCACGGGTCCAGCGTGATTGTCTGGTTTACGCTCACCTACTCTCGGGAAAACTATGAGCAGATGATTGCCCGTCTCGCCCGTCGGGGACAGAAGAACATCATCAAGTGCTACCGGCTCATGGTGCCCGGCACTGTCGATGACGCCGTTGCTGAAGCACTTGCCAATAAAGCAGAGAACGAAGCACGCTTGATTTCAGCATTGCAGATGCTGGAGAGTTACAGAAAAACACCATCAACCCAGGAGATCGAAGTATGACAGCAGAGCTTGACCTCATGGCACCTCCTGAACTCCTGGAGAAGTTATCCGCCACTCTCCCGCCCCACTTGGTGCGTTCATACCGCAGCGGGGGTCCGCTGTCACCCTACGTCCGTTCTGAGGCAGTGAAGATCCTCAGTGATGCACTGGCAAAGGGATACCTCATTGACCGCACCAACAGTGACGGACCGCTTGAGGAGTGGGACGGGTGGTTGGTGATACACACTCCCGGCGCAAACACGTTTATGGAGACTGCTTGGAAGGTGGGGCAGGCTTGACCTTCACTTCGTAAGTGTGGACACCATAGCCACCTTCATGCCGATAGGCTTCAAGCCAAATGTTCGCTGCGATATTCCGGCAACCGGTGAGCAGCACTGCGCTTGCAATCAGGATCGTGAGAATCAGCGTTCTCACTTTTTAAAGGTGAGAGTTGCATCACCTTTGAAGTTGCCGTCGATGACAACTGCTTTGCCATCAGTCCCGGCACAGATGCTACCCTGGGGGGTCTCGTAACAGACTTTCGCCTTCACGGGTGGCAGGTTGGCGCAACTGGTGAGAAGCAAGGCGAGGACGACAAGAGACGTTTTCATAATGGGAGAATACGGGAAAACCTTTGACAGGTCAACTGTTCTTCAGCCCGTTGATAGAGTCGGCGAGTTTATCCATTGAGACTCCTACCCTGCTCAAAGTCTCCACTGCCTTCATATGGTCATTCGTGATGTAGGTAAGCAACTCCTTGTTCAACTCACGATTGCTTGTCCGCTGCTCGCTCAACTGTGATTCCATCGTCACAATATATTTCTGGTGACTGGCGAGCAACCAACGGAGGACAATGAGACCGAGTGCTCCACCGATTATGAGGACAAAAGCGAACCACCACTTCGCATCTTTTCCGCTGAGAAAATCGGCACCCTGCACAGCAGTATTAACGGCTGCTTGGGTTACTGGGTCAATAGCTTGGGCAAGGCAAAACATGGTGGATTATTTGGTAACACGTCAGTAAAAGCAAGCTATTAAGCTCACCGGGTGAACCAAATTACCAGAATTACCAGCAACCAGAACATGAAGAAAGCATCTGCGTATTTTGCACTCATGGCTTTTTAGATGTTACACCTTCTCTCGTAATCTGCACAGGGGTAATACTGAAGAAAATGCTGTTCCCTTTCTTCACGTTCTCGACTTTGTTCTTCGAGATCCCCAAGGTCTTCAAGTCACTCAACCACTGGTTGTAATCCTTCTGCACTTCAGCGATGGCATCATTGGCACTCCTGAGCGCACGCTGCTGCTCGCTAAGTCCGATGGCATCAGGCTTGCTCTTGCCCCAGTCTGAATACGCTTTCTTGGCGGTATCCTTCGCATCTGCAACCCGTTGGCGGAACTCATAGAGTCTTGCCTTCATGCTTTGCTCATGCGTGTAAGTTGCCTCGCGGATACCCATGAGTCTGTAAAGTTCCTGCTCTGTGGAAAACTCACGATCACCTTTTGACCTGCCGAGGATAGCACGGGTCATCCGGTCACTCTTGTCCACATACCCAGGCACCAAGGTAGCTTTGAGAACGTGATTGAGCCTCTCGGTGAATTGCTTGATTCCGGTCTCAGAACTGATCTTCTGTCCGCTGAACTTGCTTCGGTTCGTCAACGCTTCAAGGATGGGGTCTGCATGAACGCTACCCCCGGCGAACTGATCGGCAAGCTGAGCCGCAGCATTCGTGATTCCTTCTTCGAAGGTCTTGCCCTCCGCAGCAGCGCTCACCAGTTCCATGATGGTAGCCTGCGGCAGCAGGTAAGAAGTGTTCATGTAAGTCGCCTGCTTCCCGTCGAGAGTCGAATAAGCAAGCCTGCTGAACCGGTCCCAAGGGCGAGCGAGAGCGCGTCTATAGGCTTCATCCTTGTCAGCACCAACACCTTTACCACCAAAGAGCGACACCACGCCGTTGTAGCCAAGAGCAGCCATGCCAAGAATAGTCGTCACACCGAGCAAACGTTGTGCCCCTCTCTGCATCAGCACTGGGTTGCCGCTCCTCAATTCCTGCATCGCATACCGGACGTTGTGGAAAACGTTGCGGTAAACTTCCCACTGGAAAGCGATGAAGCTGCCCACAACCCCAGTTCTGGAAAGCTCCCGAACCAGAGGAGGGAGCTTCGCGTAATCTGGCAAGGTGTTCATCGTCTTCTCAACTGCGAGATCGAACGCAACTTTATCAGGCATCCCGGCCCGGAGGTGAGTCTCGTAGTTGGAGAGAGCGGAAGTGATCTTCGCCCAGTTGTCAGGCTTGCTGAGAAGATACTCACCAATCACCTGTTGAGCCTTGGTCATCCGTGAACCTTTGGCCACTGCACCACTGACAGCACCAACAATACCGCCAACGCTGCGGCCGATGATGCCACCACTGGCACCAAGGGATTGACCGGCGATGAGTCCTTGCACTGCACCGGCAACCCGGTCTTTCCTGGTGTCCTGCTCTATCAACTGTTCCCATCGGTTGTCGAGGTTGGAGAGAACATCCTGCATCTCGATGCCGCCGCTCACCACGCCCTCAGACTGGAGACGCGCCATCATGTTCCTCTGCGCATCGCGGAGTTGCCCTGCTGCGGTGAGAATGTCGTTGCCGGTCATCTTGCGTCCGCTGCCCATCAGGCGAAACGCTTTGACTGCGTTCTTGTAGCTGTTGACCGCAAGAGCGTCACCTGTGGCAACCAGTCCCGTGATGTTGCCGAGAAGGTTCACCATCCATGAATCAGGACTGAGCGCTACCTTGTTGAGCTTCGCTTTGCCGCCGAGGAACTTGATAGCGGTTACGAAGGTTCCGGCAAGGTCGGTGCCTGTCATCACCCCGCGAGTGTTGGCCAAGGCATCCATCATCTGCGGAGTGGTGTAGAGATCCTGGCCGAACCCGCTACGACGTTCACCAGAAACACCGCCTGCGGGTGCCACCTGTTCCGTGTAGACCCCTTCAGGCTTAGTGCTAAAAATCCCCATCTTCAACCCCACATCACGAAGATTCTTCTGCGCTTCGTGGAGAGCGATGAACTGTGCCTGGAAAGAGGCAGAAGAGATGAAGCGCTTCAGCGGGTTGGTCTCTTCCCCCATCAAGGCACGGAGTTCAGGGGGAATTACCTTTCTCTGCATGAGGCTATCCACGTTCTTCGATGCACCACCGGCAACAGCATTCATCCACTGCTGACGATCTGTGAGACTGCGCATGATCGCTTCCCGTTCCGCTGCTGTGGACTGAGGATTTTCACGGAGCAACAAGGCATCTGCATCCCCGAGAATCTTCACTGCCTCTGCTCTCTTTGCAGGGTCTTTCGACTTGGTTGCTTTCACCAGTGAATCGTAGTTCCAGTTGGCAGCAGGATCGAAAGCCTTGTATCCCCTGCGCATCCACGATCCCAGGTTTTGCAAGATGCCTGCACCGGTCTGTTGATTGGTAATCGAGGCAATGGCGGTGCTCATATCATCCAGAAAGTTACGAGCACGGCGCGTAGTTTCCCTAAGCACCGGATCATTCATCAACTGGAGCGTTGCCGGTGCTGCCATCCCTGCGTCAACCTCAGACAGCACCTGTTCAACCGGGACGCCCCTTGCCTTGGCGTTACGCTTAACCGCGGCATCGAGATCACCAACGAGGTTTGCTGCGGATGTTTTGATGGAGGATTTCTGGTTCTCCGCAGCAGTGAGCACCTTGTTCATTTCAGGAACCAACAATCCGCCTTTCAAGATAGCGCGTGCTGTCGGGTTCTCTACTCGATACGGACCCTCACCCTGGTAGAAGATTGCAGAGGGTTGGCCTTTGTCCGCAAACGTGCCACGCTTCAACCCTTGACCGATGTTCAGCGCACCACGGTTCGACTGTGCCACTGCCCACAAGTCAGCAAGGTAATCACGGATACCTGGACCATACTTGCGAAGCATTGCAGCGCTCCAACTGGCGAGAGTGTTAAACCCTTTGGCGATGAACTGAGCACCTTTGACAGCGTAAGCAGCCATCAACTGAGGATCTATCCCCATGTTCATGTTGCCGCGACTTTTCTTAATCACGCCATCCGCCCACTTCCCAGCATTGGCAAGCACGGCAGAACGGGTCCGCTGCTCAAGAGCAATATCAATCGCCTGCTCTCCGCTGACTTTGACTCGCTGTCCGTCCGGGTGCTCCAGAATAACGGACATGAGTTTTCCGTTGCTGGTGATGTTTGATTTCACATACTCCCATCCGTCTTTACCTTGGTAGGCGTAGGTGTTGGCAGCGGTGGTGGGTTCCGCTTTTGTTACTGCGGATAGATCGTTGTTCTCCACCTCGATGATTTTGTTATCAGGAGTGTGAACTTCCAGTCTCTCACCTTCACGGACAAGCTCACCGACATATCCCTGATAGGCAACGGTGTCCCCATGCATCGGAGTATCAAGCAATACCGGCAACTGTTCAGGCTTCATCAACCCCATCGCTTCTGCGGATTCCCTCGCAGACTTTGGTGCAGGCTCATCGAGACCATGAATGTTACGTAGCACGCGCTCCTGTGCTTCCTTGCTGGTGTTCTTGGTGATCGCTCTTATATCCGCCTGCGTCTTGGCAATCGCTTCATCGTATGCCGCCTTGATAACCTCTGCCGCTTCCTGTGCGGTGCTGGGTTTGTAGGGACTCCGTGCTACCGGAGCAGCAGGGGTGCCCTGTGTAGGTGCTGTTTCCGCTGTCGGTGCCTTCACCTCTTCCCGGCCACCACGTTGAGCGATTGAGCCAAGCACTGAAGTATCAACAGGTGCTTCAGGGATTGTGGTTGCTGCCGGTGCCTCGCTCTTGAGTTTGCCTGCACCATAGCGGATGCCTTCAGCAGCGCCGTGCATGATCCCGCCGAGTGCAACAAACTGTGCGATGGTCTGTCCGATTTCCTTTGAAGAAGCGTTCGGGTTTTCCCGAAGAGCATATACACCGCCCATCAACGCCATTTCACTTGAGAAGATCGCAGCACCAAGGGTTTTAGAAGCAAGCACTTTGGCTGCTGCCTCTTTGCTGAGATACCGAAGAAGGAGAGACTTAGCTGCGGTCTTGGCCACTGCACCATAACCGAACGCGAGGTTCAGAGGATCGGCACCAGCGATGATATGCTTTGCCTCACCTTCCCCAAAGATTGAGTCAAACGCTTTTGCACCTTCAGACTGGAGCAGCGATTGTTTCTCCTGTTCCCGGTAGAAGGTGGAACTATCCATCAGAATACGTTCCCTGATTTGACCGAGAATCGCAGGGTTACGGGTTTTGACGTAGTTGGAAACAAGGTTCTTGGTTCCCTCGCTGAGCAAGGAGTTTGCCGTCGCTACATTCTCCCCCGAGTGTTTCACCATCAGAGGGTAAATCTGCTCATTCTGCGCTTCCAGGTAAGAGAGCAGCACATCTCCGCTATGGTTGCCAGCTTCCCCACTGTAGAGGTCATCAGTAACCCTCGCAGCGTATTGCGAGAGCATACGGAAGTTCGGGTCAACCTGGTTGGAGATTGCAGTTGCGGGACCAGTGACAAGTCCTTTGGCGTTACGAGCAAATGACTGCCCGGTGAGATCCCCGAGTTCTTGAAAACTTTTGAGCGGCTTAGATACAGATTCCACCCCCATTGACTCCGCTGCTTTCTGAAAAGGTCTTGTCATCACGGAACCGAAAGCGGCAGATGCCCCCATGACTCCTGCCCCCAGGTCTGCTGCCATCGACGGCAACCCCTTCACCACGCCTGCTGTGGTCTCGTAAGCTGACTTGCCCCATGAGGGGTCTGCCTTCTTCCTGGCAGCGTCTACAAGCTCGGCATACGCTTTGTAGTCTTCAGGTGTGGATGCACCTTCAGCAACCATTGAGTCGTGGATACTCGTTGAAACTTGGTCAATCAAAGAATGCTTCTGATCGGTGGGGTCCGACTCAAACGCGGGATCATTGACAAGGGAAACGAGATCATCAGGCGTGAACTGTGGAGCGGGTGCCTGCTCTGCCGGTTGGTAGTTCTCTCCCTGAAAATAAGGATCTTGTTCCTGTTGGGTTACAGGTGCTTCCTGTTGCTGGTTTGCAGCTTCAGGGCGAAAGTATTCCGTAGGCTGCGCAATGATCGGTTGCGCCTGGGAAACCTGATCGGTTGCGTAGGGGATTGCCATAGAATTACTTGATCGCGGATTTTGCATCAAGCAACTGTTCTCTCACCGAAAGCTTGGGTTTCTCAGGTGTGGAGGATGAAGCACTGGCCTGCGGCTGAGCACCACGAATAGCAGCGCGTGCTACTGCAATGTCGGCGTCAATATCTTTCAAAGCTTCAGGATCATCGGAGAACTTGGATCGCATTTCCAACAACCGATAATAGTCCGCTTTCTGCTCTTTCAAGCTGAGCGTGTTCATGTCCTTCGGTTCCTTGATGATGGTGCCAGGACCGGTCTTGACTTGGTATCCGCCGATATCCTGAATCTTGGTTTCTTCGGGTGCATCCTTGCGTGCTTTCTCGATCACATCGAGGAACCCTTTCTGCAATGCAGGAGGTTGCTTCTCAATCATCGCGGCAGTCTCCTTGTCGAGATATCCCACTTCGGACATTGCTTTGATACGTCCAGTTTGCCCTTCATGCTCGGTGGCAGTTTTCACCTTGAGGTCATTCTCCTTCTCAATGGCTTTTTGTGCAACTTTCGCCTGATCTTGCTGCATTTGGAAAGCACGGTTCTCCTGTGCTCGCCTGTCGATACCCTCACGGTTTGCTGTGGCAATCTCTTTGGTGAGATCACGCTGCTTTTCGGCACGAGCAGAAATGTTGTTCTGAGTGGTCTGCCAGCGCTGAGCCTCTGCTTCGGCATTCGCTACCGCTTGCGCATCATGCTTCGTGTCCCTCATAACACCATAAGCATATTTAGGATCGTTGGTCATCTCACGCTTAATGCCCCGAGTCATAAAATCTGTATCAAGTGTCCCGGACGGGGGGATAGTGCTACTCGCAGGCGCAGGAAACCCAGCACCTCCACCAGGGGCGATGCGGGGAGGAGCGGCAAACCCGATGCCTCTACGATCAGGGATCTCGACAGCTTGACCAATATTGACACCCCCCACAGGGGCGGGAGGAGCGGCAGAAGTGTTGGTGTCCATCACTCCTTTACCAAGCTTGGCGTCAAACGTCCAAGAGTTACCCTGTGCGTCAGTTGCCTTTTGTCCTTCAGTAAATCCCCCAGGAGGGAGAGGCAAACGCACAGGAGCGGGAGGAGCGGCAAACGATGCCACTTGATTGCCTCGCTGGGTATCTTCCCCATAGAATCCTCCCCCTGCTTCCTGCTCCGAAATCCTTTGATGTTGTAACCGGTCAAAGGAACTCGGTGTAACCTGACTGCGGTAAAATTCGTTCAGTCCTCCGAAAGCACCAGAAGTGTTTGGGGCAAGTCCTCCATTCTCACGAACAAAATCTGCGCCGGTCTTTGCCATCGTAGGACTGGCGTTAATCCTTCCGCGAGATTGCATCATCCAAGGGGGTCTGATAGTAGCCATGATTATTTCAGGATAGAGGTTAAGTAATCGCGGAGTTCTTTAATCTGTGCTTTGGTCTGGAAAGTGGAGAGGGTAGAACCGGCTTTTGTAAAACGAATTTCATATCCCGCTTCACGAATTGTATTCTCCTCTTCGACAACTGCTTTATCTTCCTCCTTGACCTTCACCATCTCAGTCACAGCAGGGACTTTGTGCACCGAGATATCCACAGGGACAAAGTTTTTGTGGTTCAAGCTGGCGCAGCGGATGGAGAAGTTGATAGCCATAATATTCGATTGTATTGTAAGATTGGCGATTAGCAAGAATAAGGATTTCTCAACTCACTACCATCGGTTGAGTCGTAGATAGGTCCTCCGCCATCGCTTGGGTCATATTCCCAAAACTCGTTTGGGGTTATTTCCAAAGTTCCCGACAGCGTGGTGATATCAAAAGCAGCGTAGACGGGCAAAGTAAAACCGTCGAAAGTAGCATTAAAAGTTACTCCCGGAAAATCAGCAAAAGCGTTATTGAGAGGTATGCCCCCACTCCATCCCGAATCCGAAGAAGTGTCGGTGAGGATGAGTTTTAAAGATGGGAGGAATTTAGCATCAGGATCACGTAGGTAGTAATATCTATCAGGCAAGCTGTAATCAAGCCCGTCCTGCTGTTTGAGTATCTGAAGCTCTACTTTAATTTGAATATTTGTCCCTGATCCTCCTGCGGTATCGCTCCAAGATCCTGTAACCGTGGTGAAATCTACCGTCTCATCCCAGGTCACAGAACAGGCATGCTCTTTCTCAGTGGCTGCCGGACTGTCCACATAGATTGTCCCTGAATAGTTCACCGTCACTGTCTGAGTCCCACCAGAAAAGGGGGCAGTGTAGGCAATGACAAAATCAACTTTCCACTGCTTCACCCGGTATGCCCATTTGAAGAGTTCCGCTTTTGTGAGCAGGACAGGAAAGAAGCTCGGGTTGACAGGTGCTGCTACCTCAACGTCCTCCTGGCAGAAAGGCCACTCCCGTTGCGTTTCGAGACGTGGCATACTCTATGGCTCGGTTGGTGGCCCTGCATTGACCCGCTGGATTGCTGGGACACCGTTGAGGCAAACATCGGTCGTCCTCATACCCATAACCCCACGGAAGGGTTCGGCGTCGTTCCCTGACTTAAACACGGACTCCCTGAATTTGTCGTCTACCGTCGTATCAACAATACGCTGCGCCCACCACTGTCTGTCGAGTTCGCGTGCTTCTTTGTAGTTGGCGATGATGGAGTCAACGGTGCTCATTATTCAAGAGTAACGTATTGCCGTGCAGTCCTGTATTTCTGAAAACGCCACTTGGTAGTATCCTCTGTAAATAATACAGAGTCGCCAATCTGAGCGAGGTAATCTGTCGTGGAGGGCACAGATGCTGCCCATGAAACTGTTTCAGTAAATGTTCCTCCCGTGCTGCCAACGTTTGTCCATGCGTCAGTTACCATATCTCCAAAAGGGAGATTGAAGTAAGTGCCATCGTATTGGATGCGCCGGGGGATAATCTGAAACACTGTGCCAGGAGTAGGGACAGTGTCAGTAAAAGATACCTCCAAAGTTCCGGCGAGTTGTCTACGGTAGCCACCCCGGGCGATAGGGTTTACAGTTAGAGACAACCCGTCTGTTCCCACTGCGAACTCCAAGTCAGTCAGTATGCGTGGGATATCGAAAGGCACGCTTCTCGGAAGTGAGTATCCAGCGTCAATGCAAGTATCGTCAATCGTCCGAACAACGTTCAGGAAGAGACCATTTCCAATCTGCTTGCTGTTCACTTCAGTGCCTGCCGCCTGCGTCGTAAGCTGGGTATCAGAGATCGTCCGAACCGTAGTGATCTTGCACCATGTCTCAGGGTCATACTCGATATCAGTTTTGGAGGTGCTCTCGATATTCACCAAAGTGAGCAACCCAAAAGCATCATTCACGTCTTTATATTCTGCCTCGATGTTGTAGCCGGTGGCAGCAGCAACCGCAGCAACTCCTACAGCATTGGTCACATACTGCTGGGTGGTGGTAATCAACCCTAGTTCGTCGGTGTCTTTGAGAGTGGTCTGCACCCGACCAGGAAGGGAAATCGTTTTGGTGGTATTGATCCACAAACCGTTTGGCATTTGTTCTGAGGTAGATACCTCACCGGCAGGACTCTCAGCGTAAGCAGGAGCAACGCTGATTTGTCTTCTCACATCCCAAATATCATGCGTGATGGGATCTCGCTCGAACTCCTGAGAATAGACCGGATTGGGGGTAGGGTCCGCAGGGGGGATAAAGATGAGCTTGGTATCCGTGGCGTCTGCACCTCTGCCGGTTTCCTGCGCACCTGAGAACTTGTATTTGGCGTATTGGCTTGTTGAAGGCGTTATTGCGTTGTGGAACTTCTCAAGAAGAGTCCCTATCACCGGCATCTTTACATCATACAGCGTCGAGGTTCTGACGTAGGCAGCGACGATGACATGACTGGCATTCGGGTGGACCTGCTCGATGCTAAGTGTAATGGATGCCATGTCAGAAAAATTGATCCAACCCAGCCGGACCTCAACAGGGAAAAATAGTAACCCCTGGCGCGTTTCCGCTAACCAAATCCGACTGGGTTGAAAAGTGTTACGTGTTCGCTCGGCGAATACCTTCAATGTCAGAAATCTTGAAAGTAGCCACTGAACAAGAATTGCCTTGGTTCCCACCAAGAAGTTTGAAGGTCTCGCTCCGTCCATCCCAGGAGTGGAAAAGGCCAACGTGGAAACCACCTTTGCGATAGAGCACTACCGTATCACCCTGCTTAGCAAGAGCGATGTTGGCAATCCGGCGACCCCAGTTCAACCAGTTCTTTGCCCGGTAGTAGGCAGCAGGTGTCCCGGTCTGAGTCTCATTCCCCCACAACCCGCGAAGGCATCCACACCATGCAGTTTTGCTGTCATCAGGATCGAGCCAATCAGCAGCAAAGTGAATTGCAAGCTTGATACGGGGGTTTGATCCGGAACCGTCGATCTCCCTTAAACCGAGATCCTTTTGAGCATGGTTGAAGATAAGTTCTGAGGTGGTCATAGTGGATTTGTTGAATTGATTACCCGCCTATTTAGCACCTGCCTGTTCGCTTGTCACGTTGTTATCACGGGCAGCGAGAAGGGCAAGACCGGCAGGGAGTGCAACTACGAGAGTATGCACTGCGCCAGTGATATCACCATCATTAAACTGGTTGAGGGCAACAGAGATGCCGCCGAGGATGGTTGCGAGACCGCCGAGAGTAGTTTTCCAGGAACGTTTTTTCATGCTGTTATGAGGGTGATTTGTTGGTCGAGCTTCGTGAGAGGAAGCGCGGCCCCGTTGTTCTCAATCAGCCGGAGAATGCCTGTATGGTGCAGGTAGACATTGACCGCGTGATGATCGAGCCACACCTCACCGAACGCAGCCACACCGCCGCCATACGTGCCCCGGCGTTGCTTCCGTATCGCTTCCCCCTTCGCGAGACATGCCACGTCATCACAATCGTTTGTCTGCGGGATGTAATTCGTAGCCACATTACGCACGCACTCGAAAGCTTCCTGATCCGACAGGCTCACATAATCCCGATCCCCGAGGCGAATCACGCAATCAGCATCCAATCGGGATTGCAGTTGATACTTCATCTGATCGAAAAGGCGTTGAGCTGTCCACGTCAGGCGGGCAGAAGGCTTCGCGGTAAACAGGTTTGCGAACCAACTCACGGTTTTACCTCCTTGATAAGTCCGAGCGCGATCAATTCGGCCCGTGTCTTGCTTTGGTCACGGAACAGTTGAGGAAATGAATCGTAAACATTGAGCCGAGAGCCGCGAGCATCTTCAATCATGGCAGCAAGCCTCTCGTTTTCATCTTTTGGAAGCGACCCCGCGTCAATCCAGGGCTGCATGATTCCGGCAATGTCGCCAAGCTCCACGAGCGGATGAATCGTGATTGTAAATGCCGTATCAACTTGCAGCCACACGCTCCCATTGAGACACGTCACAGGTGAAAACATGCGCTGCGTGTCCTTCTCGCTCCTCACGCTCTCAGGGCGAGACAGCGACCAGAGCGCATTGCTGAGGGTGTCAGCAACTACCGCGCCCGATGTTGGAATAAAGCGGATCATAAAGCGGCTGCGCGTGCTGCTGCGGTTGTTGCATCTGCGGTTTTCCAGATGCAGAAGTTTTTAATGTTGCCGTTGTAAAAAGACACTCCTCCAGTGTTTCCACCTAATCGAAATACACTTGTTCCCGATATGCTGCCGCTCACAGCCCCGCTGTGATCAACTGATCCATCGATCCTAATGCGGGAGGTTAAGCCATCGCGTTCAAAGCTCACCAGTTTCTCGTTTCCTGTGAAACCTAATGGTTCAAAGTATATTCTTCCTCCGGTGATTGGTGCATCCCAATACATTTCGCTACCGTATAACACCCATGCGTTTATTTGATATTCACCAAAATTAAAAAGTTGGTGCTGCCCGCCGCCTATTCTGGTTTGCCTAGCAACAATTTGTAAGGAGGTTCCTGCATCGGAGTAGTCGGAGTATGGAGCAGAAGCAATATCCAACCATTGGTCGCTACTGTATAACGCTCCAGTGGATTCAATCGCGCCAGCATTTACAATACGTGGCTGATTCGCTGCCGTTGATTGCGTCGCATCTTTTCCGTTTCCGCTTTGATCGTAAAGAGTCACGATGTATGCGGAGTTTAACCCCACGAAAGTAGCGAGAGAAACAATATCCAATCCACCGAAGGCAGTAAAACCTATGTCTTGCTCCGTATTGTCGGAACTGCGGCGGACACGGAATAAGGGCCCAGAGTAGGAGCCTAAAAGGCGAGACTCGACACTAAGCGCAACAGCTAAGTCCGCCTCAAAGGCGTCCAGTGCTCCCACAAATGGGGCACTGGAACTACCTACGCCTGTGAGGAGCATCGACATGAGATTAAGGAGCGCAGGTTACTTGGTTGATCGACTCAACAAGCCACTCATTGCCAGAAGCAATCACGGTGATCGAAGCACCCTTGAACGCTGCGAAGGTAGCAGTCGTATTGGCACCCGTGGTCCCATCAAGCAGCGTGCCACCAGTGAAGGTTACAACGTGAGCAAAGTCAGAGTGACTGGTGATAGTGATGCAGGTTCCGTCCTGGGAGGAAGGAGCAACAATCGTGATCGCAGCAGCACTGCCTTTCGTGAGCTTTACCACCCCCGAGGCAATCGTGATCGCTCCATCCCCCGTGATCGTCGTAACCTTCGGGGTTACAATAGCGTTGGTGACTGTAGGAGAGGTGATCGTAGGAGTAGCAATCGTGGGAGTTCCTGCGAGAGTGTAGGTGCCTGTGATGCTGCCAGACAGCACGGGAGTCGTGAGCGTGGGCGAAGTGCCAAACACTAGGAGTCCTGAACCCGTCTCATTGGTAACTGCGGTAGCTAGTTGAGCACTCGTTGCAACGAGGGTGTTACTGGTGAGGTTAACCGTCTTGTTCGTAAGCGTATCCGTCGAAGACCGCATCACGTAAGTGCCCGTCCCTTGGAACGTGATAGTAGTCCCATCAGTTCCCGCGAGCGTGAGCGTGTTGGAACTGGTGAGGGTCTTACCATCAGCAACCGCAAGCGTTGAGCTTGTAGCAGGCGCAGTAATCGCCATCTTGTTGATACTGGTTGCAGTTGCAACGCCAATGGTAGGAGTCGTGAGCGTAGGCGAAGTGGCAAACACCGCAAGCCCTGAACCGGTCTCATTGCTCAAGACACCGGCAAGTTGGGCAGAGGTAGTGCTTGCGAAGACAGACAGGTTGTCTCCCTGGTAAGCCACGATACCACCAGCACCGAAAGATGCGGTAGATCCATCAGTGCCTGTGAAGGTCAAGGTGTTTGATACCGTTGCTGTTTTCAGATCGGCAATAGTCAGAGTGCCGGTGGAAGCAGTTACCGTCAAACCGTTGAGACTCGTAGCGGTGGCAACACCGAGAACAGGAGTAACCAAGGTAGGGGAAGTGGCGAAGACCGCTACTCCAGTTCCTGTTTCATCAGATACAGCAGTCCTCAACTGCGCGGACGTAGCTGAAAGGGTATTACTGCCGAAGGAGATCGTCTTATTGGTGAGCGTTTGCACGTTCGTGAGCAGCGCAGCTTCACCGGTAGCGGATACCGTGAACTGCACTCCATCGGCCATATCAAGAATGGTGCTTCCTGTGGCGGAGTTGATTGTCACACCGTTGATCGAAGTAGCAGTTGCAACACCAATATCAGGAGTAACAAAAGTAGATCCCGAGATCGTTTTGTTGGTGAGAGTTTCAACACCTGTGAGCGTAGCAGCAGTGAGACCGGTCACACTAGGACCATTGAACGTAACCCCGTTCGGGATCGTCAGCGTGCCGGTAGTGGAGGTAATGGTGAGTCCATCATAAGTGCTCCCGGTGATGGTGCCTGAAGTGATGACTGCGTTTTTCCAGTCGTTAGCTACAGAAACCTTTTTGTAAACCCCGGCATCGGAGATGAGCAGATACTCAGTTCCTGCCAAGGTAGATTTTTCAGGTTTGTCATCAATGGTCTCAGGCGCTCCCCACAAAGTAGGGGACCAAAGCAGCATCGCAATCAAGATGCCGGTGATGAAGGGATGCAGTTTTGTCTTTTTATTCATGGTGGGTATGCGGTTGTGGGATGAAGTATGCGATTAGATGGGGTTTCCGTTTTCGTCAACGACAGGATCACCATTTTCGTCAACGATGGAGTTGTCAGGGACAAGGACATAATCCACCATGCCGTTAGTGGCTGCACCGGCAGCGGAAGAGGTTGTTCCGGTGAGCGCTTCGTCAGGCATGGTGGAAAAGTAGCAACCTCCATTCAGGATCGGGCGAGTTGCTCCACCATAAGCACCATTTTGCATGACGTGGGAGATGGCATCCGATGCGGAGTTGAAGGTAAAAGTCTGAGCGGTTGCACCAGACTGGACGATATACCCCACTACAGCAATGAGGTATCCAGGAACAGCAGCAACAATCTCACTGTCCGCAGTATTGTCTGCAACGCTGAAAGCCTTGTGGTGGATAATCAGACTGTTACCGTCTGCGTCAGTGTATCGACCAAACGCGCCGACTGCTACAGGCTTGCGGGTGTATGGGTCAATCTGGAGAACCTGGATTAAATCCCGAGGAGTGTTCCCGATAGCTTTGGTAGGGTCAATGGGCATAACTTAAAGTGCGCAGGGGTTTTTCATCCAATACGGATTTGATAGGCCAATCCCATCCATCCGATCATTCATCCAGTCAATAGCAGTTCGCATGTATTTGAGTGCCTCATCGTTCTGCGCTGCACTCTGCATTGCAACTCCTACCGCATACATCAAAATAGGGTGGCGAAGTTGATCCGGGATCGTGGGGGTAGCATACGTCCCGTCGGAGACGAAAGTAAGTTGAGGTGTGGCAATACGGAAATAAACAAACAGTGATGCCGGGATTGCGTTGGAGTCCACCACAAGCGCACCCCCATCAATGTCAGGGACTGCTTGGTAGGGTCTCGCGTTGCTTGAGTCAGGGCGAGGATCTTCACTCCAGACACTGCAAAACGTAGCCTCACCAAGATCCCCGGCAGCGATCTTGCCAGCTACAGGCGTAACCGTAACAGTGTCGAGGGTCCACGGCCATGCAAAGTCGGTGTCATGCTCTTTCCATACATACCGGATTGCGGTATTGAGAGCGTTGATCGTTTTTCTACGACGCAACTCTTCGGCGGCATCTGTTCCAGGAACACCGTCAGACACGATCCAAGGAAACCCTTGGAAGTCTACCAGTTCCTGAAGTAGTTCAGCCGCAGTCATTAAGCGAGTTCTCTGGCTTTGGTAACGATAAGCCTCTTCTCTTGCTTGGGCTTGAAGTTGAGATTGTAGGTGTGCCCGATGCCAAGCACTCCCTGATTGTCACGGATCAGTTCGCTTACGAAGGCAGGGTCATTGCAGACCTCCCACCCGAAACGGCGACCAATCCAATCCCGGAGACTGCGAGCAATGCGGAAAGTGCATTCTCCAAGTAGTTCGTGAGGCCGGGTGACGTTGTTGTGGTTGTCGATTGAAACAGCTTCTTGATCTTTCAAAGCAGCCGCCAACTCCGCATACTGACGCTTCTTGTATTCCTCCCAAAAGAATTTGGCGAGAGCGAAATTGCCCAGTTTGTGGACGATCTCTTCAGGCACTTGGTCTTGGTAGGCAATCAGCATATTATGAGAATTGGCGGCTTATTGAAAAACCTCTTAGGGAGGGATTTGTTAGGCAGAAGCAACCCACTTGGCCTGATATTTAGGCGTGATCTGCAAGCCCATCGTCCAATCGGTAGAACCTTCACGACCTGCACTCTGGTTCGGAAGCTCGACCGAAGAAGGAGCTTTACGAACACGGAGTTGAGCGTATTTGAGGTTTAGGCCGAGCGCTTCCGCAGTGGCATTACCCACACCAGCGAGGTAGGGGTGAAGCTCGATACGGGCAGTTCCGGTGGGGCCTACATACGTGTTAATCACCGCAGTGATTTTCATGTCAGTAGCGTTCTCGTTGAACCGGCGCACACCAACATAGTTGGTAGGAAGCGGGATGAACTTGCCAAAGTTGGCAACCTGCTTCATGAAGGCAGCGGTAGCGAACAAGTCCAGGTCCATCTTTGCCTTGAGGGCGGAGTAGATGGCATCGAACGGATCGGTAAGCTGATCTTCCGTGAGGGTGTAGGCACCACCGGCAACCGTCAGACTCTGCACCTGATCGGCAGAGGGGCGGAAGTCCGCAGGGATCACCGTTGGCGTATCCGTTTGCACGGCGATATTGGCGGTGTCAGCGATGTAGGTCTGAAGACCACGAGTGACGAAGTTGGTGGTCTTGTTGCCTGCCTGGTTCTCCTGGGTGCCAACGATCACCGCTTCTGCGGAGGTCATGGCGAGACGGAGGGAACGCTTCATTTCATAAGCGAACTGCGAATCAGAGTCGGTGCCGAACACCTTGTTGCCTTCAGCCACTTCACCGACACCAAAGACTTCCTTGTAGTGGTGCATACGGCCATACATCAGCGCACGACCACCGTGAGACACGGCATCGGACTGAGCAAACCGGGTGCCTTCAGGGGCACCAACAGTGACAGGAGTGTCGGGTTTATCAAAAGGCCAGTCGAACAACTGAGCATTCGGACTGTCAGGACCGCGACGCATTCTGTTGAACAGAGGAGTTTCTGCGGCATCGAAGTCACCAATCAGAACGTCATAAACGTCCGGCTTGATAACCGTCTGGTTGGTCATGGAGATAATTGCGCCCATAAAAAGAAAAAGTGTAAATTGGTTTTTGCTCTGCGGTTATGCGGGTTGAAGGAATCTTCGCGTAAGTTCTGCTTGCGCTGCCTTGTCCCCGTTACCCGCCTTGGTCCGCAGTTCATCCAAGGTGAGTCCAGCATCCGGGCTGCGCACAGGTGCGGAAGTCCTCACTGCTGGGGTGCTTGCTGTTGGTGCTGCTTTAGCGCTGACAGCGGCTTTAGGCTTGGCCTTAGGTTCGATCTCTACAGTCCGAATCCCGTTGGCCTTTTTCTCCCGAAGCTCACGCCCCACCTGTGCATCAGCGAGGATTCGCAAATACTCAGGATCACGCATGAGTTCAGGGATTTGACGAATCAACTTTGACTCGCGTGTTTCAACCTTCGGACTCACCAACTCAGAGGCAGGCTTTCCAAGTGCTTCGGCGGTCTCGGCGTAGGTCTTCAGATAGAGCTTGCGCTCCTGTCCGATGGTGTGGGCGTTGTCACGAAGATCCTCGAAATGATTGATCCACGCATCAACGTCCTCCGGGGTGAGTTCACGCTCGTTCGCGCCACCTTCATCCCAGGTTCCCCCTACTCCATCCATACGTTGCAGCTTGCGCAGCGCGATACGGGCATCAGCTACCGTGGTTTTTACCGCCGCATCAATATCCGCCTCATTGACCACGTTGGCCAAAGGACTCGACTGAGTGGGGGATAAAACCACAAGTGGTTTGTTTTCCTGTCTCTTGAGCAGTTCGCCTCTCTCACTGTTCTGCTTGGCAAGATCCTCAAAACGTTTGATGAGCTTCGGGGAAACCCCCTTGGCCTGCAACTCTTTGGTGATCCCGGTCACAGGAGAATCGTTTTCCACTTCCGTCTCCGTTTCGGTTTCAGAAGATTCCTCTTCGTTCGTCTCCGTTTCGGTTTCTGCGGTTACTTCTTCTTCAGTTTCGGAGGTTGCTTCTGTCTCCGTATTGTTCTCTTCCTCAGAGGCAGTTTCCAACTGCTTGCCCATAAAAGCTTTGGCAACATCTGCCGCGCTCATATTGGCGACACCGGGCGAAAGCTCGATATCGGGTTGAGTGATTTCCGTCATCGACGGGACGGGTGCTTGCGGCTGAGCAGCCAGGCGCGAGGAAGAAGACGCGATATTCGCGGCAGTCTTTTGCGAGCGTGACAACTTAGCTGGGGCAGAAGCGACAGCGCCAACAGGCGATACCTGCGCGACTACGGCAGGGATAGGGGACGCTTCTGAAGCTCCCGACGATGATACAGAGCTACCGGCAGGAGTAGCGGATGTGACAGCCTTGGATGAAGTAGTCATAGCAAATCATGCCCACGGTGGGGCAAGTGCTACGATTTCACTCTAGTCTGTAATCCCTAACAACTCAGTCACGTCAGATATTACTGAGATTTCTGATTTTACAGAAATATCTCACGCAGCAGGTGAGTCAAACCACTCTTTCATCCCATCGGGGACAGCACCACCGTCGATTAAAGTCGAGACTTCCCCGAATAATTCGTCCAGGTAGTGCGCTCCTCCGAGGTCAAAAGTTGCCGGTGCATTCTGGTAAGCAGCAGTCTTGGCGCTCACCGTGCAATTCACCTGCCGGTAGTGCATCAACTGGAGGATCGCCATGATCGCCGGGTTGTTCTTCTGCCCCTCAAGTGCTGCGCGAAGTTCGCTCATATCCATCCGTGGTCCTGCCCGTTCAGGAAGGTTCACAAGGATGGTGCGGGTAGCCGGTGCTTTTTCTTTGTCGAAGAGTCCCATAAAATCAATTTGGTTTCACCCCGGTGCGTCCAGCAGCAGGGTTGGTGGTTTGCTGCTCAAGAGCGAACTGGAGATAATCCATTTCCTTCTGCACCAGTTCCTTCCTTGTCTCGGTGGCCGTAGCCATTGCCATATTCTCAGGGTTGGCAAGCCACTCCTGCATTCTCTGAAGACGTGCTTGCGGGGCAGATACGTTCTTCTGGTAAACCATCGGCACACCTGCCATGATCTGAGAAATCCGGGCATCCTGATCGGAGATCACCTGTGCTGCCGCTTGCTCACCTGGGATAATCAACCTACGTGCATAGGTCGGTGAGAGCAAGCTCACCATGATCTCGGTGAGTTCACCTTTGTCGATGCGTCCTGCCTGATCGTTCTGCAAAAGCTTGTCAGCATTCTCAAAGAATTGATCCACTGCATCTTTGTTGAGTCCGTCGAGGTGGAACCCTACATGGATATCCGCTTCACCGGCAAGCTGATCCCTGCTCGATACATCAAGCTCTACTGCACGTCCGGCGATATTCGACACCTGCAACGTATCCACGTTCTCCTGGGTTTGACTCCAGACAAGTTTAATAAGTTTCGACAGGCAGCGGAGACTTCTGAAACTGAGTTCCTCCATAAACAAGCGCTTATCATTCGGATCGGTCTTCTCATGGCAGAAGTAGTAATCCCTCACGTATTTCTCGGCCAACTCCATCAGCTTGAAAGTGCCTTGGTCAACCGGAGGCACGTCGAGGAATTTGCTGTCTGCAAAGGTGACGCGCCCTCTCCCCCCATCGAGTTCAAGTCCTGGACGCACTCCGACGTGCATCCCTTGTGCCCTGACGAACGGAGGATTGCTGCCTAGTTGACCCCGTGCCCCTTCAGCATTGATCGAGTCCTTCACGAAGTTTTGTTTATCCACCACGATATCCGGGACACCGCGAGCAAGAACCGCATATTGAACATCTTCAGAGGTGTCTACCAACATAGGGATCTCCCGCTGGTTCGTGGGTTCCCACAGCAGCATACCTTCCTCAATGAACGGATGGACCACCCCCTTGTAGACCATCGGGAGACCTTTCTCGTTGACGATCTTCTGGCGAATGTAGAACACCATGTAGCGGGGTGAGAGGGTCATCGCTGCTCGGTCTGGACTGAGCGCAATGCCCATACCATTCAGCGCCCAGTCAGGGACGTTGACAGATATAGTGCTGAAGAACTCATAGAAAAACTTGTTGGCCTGCGTGTCGATGACCTGTTGCGTAAGCTTTTCATCCCACCCTTCCTGCTTCGACACTTCCTCAAGAGCGCTGCGGCTGAAATACTTCGGCACTGCCACCCAGTCTGTCTGCCCGTCGCCGGTCATATCATGCGGCGTGAGTGCGCTGATAAACGGGATGTATGCTTCAACCACTGGCACACCTCCATCGTCCTGCATACGGACGAACTCGGCATCCTCTTCAGAGTCCTTCTGAAACTGCTTGATGACAAGCTTTGCCTCTGACTTGGTGATACCGGGGATCGCGTCTTCAACCAAATCCACAAGTTCATCCGTGGGGGTAGATCCTTCCTCGATGATGCTGTTAATACTTTGCTCCACCTGCGCAACAAGCGCTTCGGGGTCCATCGTCTGCCCTTCTTCCTCCATCTCTCCGATGATTACCTGAGTGATCGCGTCAGTAAGTTGTTGCAGTGAAATCTTACCTAGCTCATTGCGTTTCTTCTTCTGCCAGTCAACGAGCATGATGCTAAACCCGAACTCCTCAACGCACGTTGAAAAAAGTCCGTATGCCTTGGCAAACATCCAGTCTTGTTTATTGAGGAAATATTCAACCACATCCTGCCACATCGAAGCTTTTTCGTTCGACACTTCGTTGCTGGCATCGTCGGCGGTGAACTTCTCAGGACTGATACGGGCATCGCCACGATTGAAAACACTTTTGCGGATGAGCACAAGCCACCGGATGATAATGTCGGCCAAAGGGATAGACATGTCAGGGGCACCCGGCCACCGGAACAAAAGCGTTTTCTCTTTGTCAAAAGTTTCTGCTTTCCCGAGTCTGCCGTCACGCTGCTTGCCTGCCCAAATACACTTGGTGGTTTCATGGCAAAGACGCAACCGCTCAAAGACGTTCATCGACGTGGCTGAAATCATGGCATCTCGCATCTCGCGGATGATTGCTTTTGCCTGGGGTTCCTCATGGACCTCCAATGTCGTGATTTTATCCGGTTCGTCTTGCATATGCGGTGAAGTAGTAAATTGCCCTCCCTAAAAGGCATCCACAGTCGTCAGCGCTTCCACGTTGTAAAGTGGGGATTTAACAAAGTCAAGACGTAAGATGATGGTAAAGCCTCAAAACCGATTCTGTTTCAAATACTCGCTTCTTAACCACTTGCTGCTTGACTGGCACCAGTGTCCTGCACCGGACATACTTGTTTAGAAGACCATGCCCATTGACCGGCCACCAATACTCAAACAGAAACTCAACATCAGCGCTGCCAATGTGGACAGGACGTGTCGCCGGGTCTGCGAACCTGGCAAGCTTGGGAGGTATTTTTACGGGTTGCTGCATAACTCTTTACCCTCTGTATCCGCCGAAGCTCACCACGGATCGTTTGGGGTCCACGTAACGCGCTGATTCATCACAAAGATCGAACACCAGGGCATCACGCCAATCCTTGCACGCTCCCTTGGTGCCATCGTTGCCTGTGTAGTTCTCAAACATGAACCGGGTGCCCAAGCAGTGCTCCAACACGAAGAGTCCCGGCGCGTGCGGCAGCATCCCAGGCACGTCAGCGAGAGCGTTGTTAATCATTATGTCTCCCTGGGACAACTGCTCTCCTGGTGCAGGCTCAAAGAACCGGCTTGATCCTTGTTCTGCCAGCAACTCGTTCACCTCATCAATCAATGTCGTGGTGCCACCTTCACGGGGGTTCGGACTGTGCCCTAGCCGGGAGTCCATAGAACACCCTTCAACTTGGATAGGAGCAATCGCTTCCAGTTCTTTCGGGGATAGCTTGAAAGGTTCATTGTTCCCTGCCTGCCACGCGGCAAGCTGACGCTCTACCCGGTCAATCTCTTTGAGGTAGTCGTTGTATCCAAACGGGCAGGGACGCTGAGCCGGTCCGCAGTCTCCGTCCTGTTTGTCGCTCTCGCTGGGTAGTGCCCACTCCCCCGGATCTCCTGAACCTGGGATGTAGTCGCCTTCTCTTGGCCACTCGTTGAGGATGTATCGCCGGCCATCCGGTGCGTGTCCTATCCACTGCATGCACCAAGGTTTGCTTTTGCCGAGGTCAATCCGGAGGTAAACTGTCACATCGCGGGGAGTCTGTGAGAACTTCACAACATGCCGCTCATTGCTGTAGGAGGGGTATGCCCCTTTCCACGACTTCTGCACCCATCCGTAAAGGTTGATCTTGATGGCATCCCCACCCTGCCCTTTCGACAAATCAAGCAGCGCTTCATACCCGCCCCACTTGTTGTCCTTTGTCCACAAATAGAAAATCATCTCGTTGGGACGCTTACACTGCTGCACCCGAGGTGCCTTCTCATACCCCAGCAGTGTCTTGCTGCCGTCCGGCGCGTCCGGTCCATAGATAGGCAGTGCTTCCGCGTCTTCCTCTTCAACCGTGATCGCCCCGTTGAGCGCATGCGCTGCCACTTGAGTGAACCCTTCAACCGGGGTGAAGGTGATAAGGTGCACCCCGAGATGCAGCGCAGCAATCAGGTTCACCGGTAGCGGGTCATTGGTGGTTTCCAGGATGCGCAATGCCTCTCTGATCTTCTTCTGGTGCGTCTCGCTGCCTGCTGTTGCCGCACGGGTAGTGCAGCGTTCGTTGAGAATGGCGACAGTCCCTGGGGGCACAAGTTCATCTGACTGAGCGAAGGTAAGTTCTGAACCCTGAAGGTTTTTCTCATCCATCCCAAAGTAGAGGAACTCGCAGAACTTCCCATCAACAATGAAACTGTTGTTGGTGAACCCTCCACCGTCCGCGTAGTTGAGCTTGCCACCTTCGTCTTTCCCAAATTTTCTTTTCCACTCGCGGGGGAGATAGTGATAAACCCTCTTCTGCCCTGTGCCTTTGGAACGTTGTTCCGTTTGGTGCATGTTCCACACCCATGCCTTATACTGCCCCACCGTGTTAGGTTTCTCGAAAGCAGCAAGGTGCTGCGCGGAGCGTTTGCCGCCGAGATCGGTTTTCCCTGATCGCTTCCCACCGAACACGTAGAATACCAAAACCTGCTGGGGTAGCTCAATGCGTTTCCGGGCAAGCCACAGCAGAATCTTTCTCCACATCGGGGGTTCGTATCCGCAGTTGTAGGGGTCAATGGTCATTGCCTCTACCGACTGGATACCATCAGTGATTACCTTGTCTGCTTTCCGCAGTCCGGGGAGGATGCCGTAGACCTTCATGTAGGCCACCACGTCATCATCCGTCACCATGTCATACACCGGGTGCTCGACTTGCAGAGGCAGGTTGGTAAGGATCTTCTCCCGCAACTGGTGCGCCTCAAAAAACTCAGCATCACTCGCACACTCCACCCACAAAGCGGGAAGGTTGATAGTCTTGTGCGGGGTGATGGTCATTGCTGGAAAAGTGAATTGGTGGTGAGGTCTTCCGGGCTATGAACCTATTCTGACAGCCGGGCAGGTTATGGGTCTGCTGCTGTGGACCTCACCACCAAATTTGTTTTAACCCTGTGCCCGTGCTTCACGGTAGAGGGCGACCTGTGCCTTCAGCGCACCAACGAAACCAGGGGTGCAGTCGTGGTTCCCAGCATTCTCAATCATGGTTGCCAGGTCATCTGCGAGGAGCGATGCGGGGAGAGGGGCAGGACTGGGGGCGGGTGGAGTCTCCAGTTGGCTCTCCAACGTCTCACGGAGACCGAGGGGAGGGGCATCTCCAATTTGATGATTCACCTCATCTATCTGATCGGTGGTGACTGGGGGGATAGGTTGCGTTTTGATGGAGGTTTGTTTTTTAGCCATGATGGGTTTCTGTTAAGTTGGTAATTTCAGTAATTTGACGTGGTGCCCGTTTTACGGGTGTCTGTGCATTTGTGCAAGGGGAAAGTTAAGAGGGGGAGAGGTGGAGTAGTTGAGTGGCTGATAACTGGTGTGCTTGTAACGTGGTGTGGGTGAGTGGGTGAGTGGGTTATTAGTGATTTTGTGCTAGAGTGAAGTAGGGTATAGGGAGGGGTTTAAAAGAGAAAAAATTTTTCACTGATGAATGGGATGAAGAATTGGAGACGCGCGAATCCGCTGACCCCCCCCGCCCCTGGTGCCCTATTACCCGTCATTTTCCTTGATTCCGCCATAAGCGCCACAGTTTCAACGTGTTACACAGAGCCAGCGCTGCCGAGATCCCGGATACAACTTTCATAACTTGATACTATATACATAAGATAAAATAGGATTTGTTCAGGATGAACGAGTTATGACTTTCTCAATAGCGGGAATGCTCTTTACCCTTTATTGCGACACAAGAAAGCCTGTTATTACCTGGTATTAATCGGGTAATAACAGGCTTTCTTGTGTGGGGAAGTGGCCAGTCACCAGCCGTTTTTCAGGAAATTTCTTTTTCCCGGCGAGGGAATGGATTTTAATCAGTATTCATCAAGGGGATCACCTATAATAAACTCTCCCTCTAGCACGTTTTCGCTTAGTTCCTTATGCTTCGCCCTCAACATAGCTAATTCACTTTCTCTAACTTCAGGTGCGACAGCGCTATGTCGGACTTCAATCACTTGCGAAGGCGCGCCACTTAAACTGTTAGAAACGTCAAGCATACTCTTTATAGCACCAGGCAGTTTATCGAAGTCCATCAGCTTCACGGAATCCGCTGCCTTCTCCAGCATCGCTTCTGTTGTATCCTGGGCAATCGTTGCCATCCTAATCTTTTGAGCAGCGCGGACCGCTGGAGTCGTGATGCCCTCAAGTAGAGGACGGATTTGCGGCCAGGAAAGGTTATACTTATCCATCAATTCCCTAGTCCGCATTCCCTTCTTCTTATCGCTTTCCAGTTGCATTAGCAATTCAGTTGCATTATGCGCGCGCGAGAGGGCATCCGTCACACTATCTCCAGTGCTTTCAGGACTATCGAGATCATCGAGTAAAGCTGTATCATTCATACCTCCATGAATACCCTGCGCGGCGAAGTCCGTCAATCCCCTTTCACCTTGTCACCCTCTCCAGTTCACCAGGCATTCAACCTCCCCATTGCTCCACGTTTTAACCTCTCCAGTTCATACCTTCTCCATCGTTCCCCCTCCTTCAAAACAGGTGCCCTTCTCTCCACGGATTGCATAGCAGAAAAAGATCATTAGATATCAGGCTAGATAAATATCACTTATTTCTGACTGCCTATCTCCCTAGATCCCATCCCCTATACAGCGCCGACAGGAAAATTTTCTAAAATCCCTTTTACTTATTTTTCCTATACCTTTAAACCTTCTCTAGTTTACGGTAGTTAGGTAAAAACAGCTTTATCCCTTATTTTATAAGCCTCAGAAATTACCTCTAACTCCTACCAGTTAGGAAGTTTTTAAGGGTTTTAGCTCTTACATGGAGAAACTAGCATACGTTTTTTAAGGTAAATCCTTCATTACTAACAAAGCTTTCAGTCTGACTCCAGTTACCCTAAAACGCTTATTCTTTGTTAGTTTCTTAATAACTAATAAAGGTTTAATCCCCTAAATCTCCTAAAACCCTCGTTTTGCCTATTGAATTGCCTAGATAACTTTGGTTAGGGTAATTCTTTTTCGGTTGTCTTTCCTTACTATTGCTTCTATGCTGGCTACCTATGAAAGCTGTTAAACATTATCAAATGGTGGAAGTCGAAACCTGGGTGGCTGAATCCCTTACAAAGCGAGAGTTGCAAGTATTGGAACTGCTCGCTGGCGGGGCGTCTTATGATTCTATCAGACATCATTTGAATGTATCCCCTGCTAACCTGCATTTAATATGTTATCACATCCGCACTAAAGCAGGCATCGCAGATACTAAGAACGTGGAGCAGTGCAAGAAAGCGTTGGCGTCCTATAAACCGCGTGCCGTGCATCCTACACCGCTCCAGGTAAAAGTGATGAGGCTCTATGCGGAGGGGATGAAGTATAAAGACATCGCCGTGGCACTTGATAGTCATATCAACACCATGATGAACGCTTGTTCGCTTGGATGTAAGAGGCTAGGCATCCGTGAGAAAGGGATTGCATCCCGGCGTGCCTTGATACGTGAAGCGCTTGGCATGGATGGCGTAAAGCCCGATCCGATGGCGGATGAAATGTTTTAAGCGGGGTTGAAAATATTAGTGAAAAAAGACTAGATATTTTATTGACGGATTCATCAAGATAAGAGATAAATGAATCCCGGATACTTTTTAAATTCAAAACAAAATACCTATATGAGCACCCTACGATACGCCACCAAACTATCAGAAAGCCTCACAAGTGCCTTACATGAGCATTTTATCAACTGCGGACAAATTTTCCCAGTTTCATATATTGCTGAATTTATCTCTGAATTTGAATCTGAGAATTGCACAAAGCTTTCTGACCGGGAAATTTTCAAAGCAATTTTTGATGCTTCTAACAGCTTTGTCGATTCCATGCAGGCTAATGTGATGGACGGATATAATTATGAGGGCAGGCACCGTGAAACAGAGACGGAACTGGAGGAAACTATAGCGCATTGGGAAGCGATGCGTCCCCAGAACGTGCGCAGTAATGAGATTGCATCAATGCTGGCGGATACTAAACTTGTTGGTATTCCCGCTTATCAGGTAGTGGCGTTGAAATATGCGGTGGGCCGCTTCTCTCAGGAAATCAGAGATGACCGTCAACTTGCACGTGAGCGCACAAGGACGGGTAATTTCTCTCCTGAGCTTGGAGCTGCGCTTGAGGCAAAATGCAACGCACTCTTTGATTTTCTCAAGGCTTAATAACCTTGCTCCTCTCAGTCGCACTCATTTCAACCACTGCGGTTACTCAAATTCTCGACCTCTAAAAAACTTATGAAAACGAAAGAAATTACCCTTTACAGTTTCAACGAATTATCCGACTCCGCAAAAAAGCGAGCCATTGCAGCCGTCGCATCCGATACTTGCGACGACTGGAATTCTGACGATATCATGGAATCCATCGAGGCAGTCTGTGAAGCATGCAACGTCCGCTTGCTTGAATGGAGCATTGGGGCATGTAATCAAAACTGGAAACTTAAAATCAGCACTCCTCACGTCGGCGATGTATCCGGGGGCCGGGCAATGGCATGGTTCTACGGCATCCTGAAGAAACACGGATACGACAGGCCGACCATTACCAACGGCAAATGGGAAATGAAGTTCCCCGGCGTCTGCGGATTTACTGGCGTATGCTGGGACGAAAACGTATGTGAAAGCATTTGGGAAGCGCTCCGCACTGGTAGCACTATCAAGGAAGCTTTCAACGGCGTTGCCTATGATGCCGGGCAATGGCTTGAGAAGGAAGAGGAGTATCAACGGAGCGAGGAGTGCATCCTTCAATATCTCGACGCTGAAGAGGAAGTTTACACGGAAGATGGCGAGCGCTTCTAAACAATTTTCGGATTAGCGACAGTAAACATCAAAACAAAAATACTATTATGAAAACCGAATTGCCCGCATTTAAAGTCACCCTTGAAAACGGGGACCACTTCACTACCTCCATGTCACCAGGGACAACAATTGAGCAGGCACAAGCCTATTACTTGGATAATTATTACGTGGATGAAAACTTTGAAACTGGAGAGGAGAAAAAGCTTAAATATACCAACGTCGAGCAGGTGCATTCCTATCGGGTTAAATTCACCGGACGCTTGAAAGGTGCACAAGGTATTTTCTACCCCATCACGGACGTTCTCTATGCAGTCAACGACAGCGATGATCTCAAGGTTAGGGCACTTTATGCCAAGTATGAGCACATCACAGGATTGACGGTGGAGCAACTCGATTAAATTTCAGATTAACAAATTCAACTCAATAGAAAAATACGATTATGAAATACAACCTTGTAAACATTGATATCAGCACAAAAAAAGGGCATAAACAATCCACGTTGTGGAGCGTTTTCCCTAACCGTCCGCATCCTTGTTTGTCTTCAGATTATACCGGGGGACCGCTTAGATGGGTAAATCATGAAGGCATTCTTGATAAATATAACGATATCCAGGGGAACCCTCCAGTATTGGAAAACACATATATTTGCAATTTAATGCGTTCGGACTTTGATCTCGACAATGCGAAAGAT